AATAGATATCAACCAAGTTATAGAAGAGATTTTGGTGGTTTATTAGGGATTGGTCAAGCGATTGTTAGTTTGATAAATCCTGATAATGGAACCTTAGTTGGTGGGTATTATGTTGGTAGTAGAAACGCTGAACCATCAACAATCACTTCCCCTCCAAATCAGGTTCCGGTTAATGCTTTTGGACAACAAGAACAATCACCGGTGTATGGTCCTTCTGAAATGGGTATCCTATTTGAGGGTAATCAAGATACACTTAACTTTGGCTTAGCGGCCAAACCATTAAGTGATGGTGGTGGTATTGATGGTCAATTTGTTTGGACTTCACCTAAATACAAACCAAATGCGGGATTTAAGGCAACTCCCGGAGGTGGTACCGGTTCATTAGACACGGAGTTTAATTTAATTAGTAGTAATTACACTCGTGATGAATCTACGAATTTCACATTTAAAGAAACATCTATTCTTGACCAAACTCAGAGATTAGTTAATTCTGCGGATAACGTCCAAGGTATTTCAAGATTAAAACACGTTGGTAATGCGATTAACCAAGTTAGTAAAGTATTCCACGATGGTTATAAAGAAATGACAAAAGGTTCTCAGGTTGTATCTTACAAAGACCAAACAACCGGGGGTGAAGCGGGTATTGAATATTGTAGAGTGTTCACAAAAGATACTCCATACTATACTTATGCTGATTTACAAAAAACCGATGGTATTACAACATCCGGAAGAAGATTTAGTAGTTCAGTATTAGACAATACGTTTAACTTGAATATTTCACCAACAAGAAATCCGGGTTCAACAAATATAATTGCGGACGGGCCTAATGGATTAGGGGGTTACGCTAAAAAATATATGTTCTCGATTGAGAATTTAGCTTGGAGAACATCAAGTAAACAAGGATTTACTTATGATGAATTACCTGTTTGTGAGAAAGGCCCAAATGGTGGTAGAGTTATGTGGTTCCCACCTTATGATTTAAAGTTTAATGATTCGAGTAATGCGAATTGGACTTCAACATCATTTTTAGGTAGACCGGAACCAATTTATACTTATAAGGATACTAATAGAACGGGACAATTAAGTTGGAAGATAATTGTTGACCATCCATCGGTTATGAATTTAATTGTGGATAAACAATTAAAAGGTGTTAATAAGGAAAGAGTTAATTCTATTATTGATTCATTCTTTGCGGGATGTGTTAAATATGATATTTACGAATTAGCTAAGAAATTTAACACCGTACCAACAAAGGATTTATATACTTATCAACAAATATTAAGTAATCCAAATGTTAGTAATGAGGACGTTATTTCAATATCAAATGAAATACCAAAAGAAGCGTCTATTAGTACTGTAACAACTCCTGCCAATAGTGCTCCTCAAACGAATAACAATAATAATTGTGATTTAGATTCAAAATATAACAATTTTGGATTCTATTTTGATAATGATATTCCGGGACCATCAAATAGAACGACAACAAATCCGAATTCAACATATAAATCTGATTATGATAATTATACCTATGGTATGAATCAAGACCAATATGTTGCGATATCTCAAAATATTTTTAATAGTGGTAACCCTAATTTAAATGTTAAGGAATTCTTTCAAAATATAGTTATTGATAATTTTGATTATATTAATAAAAATTTCATAGAAGACGCTTATAAGATTTTAAGTGAAAAAACAGGAACAATCAAAATATCGTTACGAGCGGCAGCATCAGCTCCGGCAAATAAAACATATAATGTCGCGTTGTCTAAACGAAGAGCTAATTCGGTTATTGAATATTTCAAAACAACTAAATTAGGTGAGTTTGTAAATAAAACATTAACGTTCTCTAATCCGGATACTGTGGGTGAGGATGAAACGGCAATACCTAAATCCTCAAAAGGGACTTTTGGTGCTCCGATTAATTGTACTCAAGATATTAAAGATAAAAATGGTAAAGTAACTCACGATTCTCAATGGTACTCAGTTGCGGCTATGGCTTGTAGAAGAGTGGTTATGACTGATATCCAAGTAACATCTATCGATAAACCTGTAGAGGAAGTTATTGTTGAGGAAACATTACCAACACCTCCGGATAAAAAACCGGAACCTAAAAAACCGGAACCGGTTGTTACCATACAACAAAAATTAAAAGATGGTATTGGTAAATTAATTTTAAGACGTTTATTATCTGAATGTGATTATTTTGATGTGATTAAAGAAGAAGTACCTATGGTGTATGATTCAATCCAACAAAAAATTAAATATTTTAATCCGGCTTTTCACTCAATGACTCCGGAAGGATTAAACGCTCGTTTAACTTTTTTAAATCAATGTGTTAGACCTGGTGAAACAATCCCGGTAATTGGTACTGATGGAAAACCAAAACAGAATGACGCTCAAAATACTTCATTCGGTGCCCCACCGGTATTAATTTTAAGAATTGGTGATTTTTATAATACTAAAATTATACCAAGAAACTTATCGTTCAGTTATGAACCGTTAGTTTTAGATTTAAACCCTGAGGGTATAGGGATTCAACCAATGATTGCGAATGTAACTTTATCGTTTGATTTGATTGGAGGTATGGGTCTTGAAAAACCGGTGGAAGAATTACAAAACGCGTTATCATTTAATTATTATGCTAACACCGAAATTTACGATGAGAGAGCAAAATGGACTGATGATAGTTGGAAGAAAATCGATAGTGAATATTTCCAAGAATTGTTAGATTCTCAACCTACGGTTTCAACACCGGTTAATCAACAAACGAATAATGCGGGAGAAACAATAGGTCAAATACAAACAACGAATAATATTGAAGGTGGTCAAACCGGGGATATTACATATATGAAAATTATGGATTCGTTGTTGGAAGTTAATAAAGAATATTTTGTTAATATTATTAATCAGGCTGAAACAACTACCAAATCATATAATGATGGTATTTGGCAATTAATGTGTAAACAACGAAACTATACTAACGGTGATTTTAATTTAGGAACTTCAAGTATTTCAGTTCCAATTTTTGGTAAATCAGATTTCCAAAATAGTGTTGATAATTTATTCACCGAATTACTAAATGATATTGAAATCGGAACAAATTTCATAATTGTTGGGTTAGTTTCTCAAAACTTTAATAATGATGTGATTAGAAATGTTAAATTAAATTTAAAAAATTATATCAATGTTTTAAAAACAACATTTAGTGATGGAATAAATGAAATTAACAACAACATTGTTCAGCAAGAACAATCAATGGTACAAATATTTAGAAAAATAAATTTTGTAACAACATATTCAGATGGTGTGATTATCAATACTAAACCAAAAATTTATAACATCACCGCAACTGAAGAGGTTGATAGAACTGATGACCGGACACTTATCAAGAAAAAGAGAACATTGGTTTATGATTACGGATTGGTTGGTGACAGAATGAATAAATATAATGAGTATTTTGTTAATAACGACAATAGTATTATAACCGATACTTACACAGAAGTAGGAGGTTTCACTTCTAAAGTTTTTGATGTAACTGATATGGAAGGTAAGAGATTTTTTATGGTTATGGCACAAGTGTTTAATAATAGTAGTACTTTCAATAGTTTTAAAAATTCAATAATAACAAATGAATTAGATAAAAACTATCCAACCTTGAAGAAAAAGTTTAATAAAATTGTTGATGAGTTTAGAGACAAAGTTAAGGAAGAATTAGAGTTTTCTGAGAAAAAATATAAAACAATTAAAAAAAGTGATACATATTCAACATACAGTAAACAAGATGTTTATAATAAAGGAAAAATACGTAAATTTACCTATACAACAATACCTAATCCGTCAACAAATGAAGGACAAATAAATAATTTGATATTGTTATATAGAGGTAATAATAATGGTGATAAAACCGTATGGACTGATAAAACTCAATTTAATTAAAAATGAATAATAGACAAAATTATAATAGGTATAATGATTTTTTGTTGAATGGTCAGCAAACTATTGTTCCATATATTTCTATTCCGGGTAAATCAACGGATAAAAAATATATATACAAAATTGGTCAGTCAAGATTGGATAAGATATCTCAACAATATTACAACACACCAACGTTTGGTTGGTTAATTTTATCAGCAAATCCAATTTTTGGGGGTGTTGAATGGAATATTCCTGATGGTGCTATATTAACAATACCATTTCCTTTAGTTGCATCATTACAAGATTATAAAACACAATTAGACAATCATTTCTTTTATTATGGCAGGTAACACCGAAAATATTTTAGTTGAATTTGATTACAATAACATTACTATAATTGACCCTAACAAAGTTATTGATAGTGATAATAATGTAAAAGAACGATACGTTAGTCAAGAAAATTTGGTAATGTACGCGAATCTTGAGTGTAACGTTTTACCAAGAACTAAATTAGCAATTGGAACATCTAATGATGATTCCATTAGAACAATCTCTATTGCTAAAATTAATTTTTTAAAACCCGGTGATAAAGAATATTTAGATAATTCATATACTGATGAAATTACCGGTAAGGATAGTATTAAAGGTTTTAGTGTAAATCAACCTAATTTAAAAAGTGTTACAAATCCTAATAAGAGTGATGATTTTTACATTAAACAGACAATCAATTCAGGAGGAAAACCCGGAGCGACAGACAATGGATTATTAGGTATAACATCTATTAGTATTAGACAAGGGTTGGATTTTTTACCAACTATTGATATGAGATTAACCGATATTAAAGGTCGAGCATTGTTTGAGGCTGGTGATAATTCACCGTACGCAGCCTTCTTCAATTTACCATATCCGTTATTCCATTTAACGATTAAAGGTTATTATGGGAAGGCAGTTAAATTAGAGTTGATGTTACAGAATTTTACAACAACATATAATGCTGAAACAGGTAATTTTGATGTTGATTTAAAATTTTACACTTACAAATATACAGTATTGAGTGATATTACAATGGCGGCTCTTATGGCGACCCCACATATGTATCAATCAAGATTTACAGTTAGTTCACAAAGCGGAGGTCCAAGTAAAACGGTTAAAACTCAAAATGTTATTGTTGAGAGAGGATATCAAAAAATTAAAGAAATGTATAGTGAATATATTTCAAAAGGTTTAATCCCGGAAGATTTTCCTCAAATTACTATTGCTCAAATGAGAGATAGAATTGAAAATTTCATAACTAATGTTTTAGAGTCTTTCACCAAACAAAATTTAGACCCATTAACCAATCTTGATGTTTATGGTAATAATTTATCAGAATATTCTAAGGAAGTTTTTTATACTTTAAAATATTCTTGGTTTTATAAGTATATGGATACTGAAAACTATTATATAAAAAAGGGTAGCGACCAAAAAATATATACATTTAAGAAAAATATTACACCACAAGAAAAAAGTACTGCAATAACAGAATTAAAAGGTATTATTGATAAATATAAAAAATTATTAAATGAAAATGTAACTTGTGGTACTAATGGTTATTATGAGATAAATGGTAAAAAAATTCAATGTAAAATACCTAATTCTATTAGTTATGAAACTTTTGTTCCTAAAGATTATAATATTACGGATATTAATATTGATGAAACCTATAAGGCTCAACGAAAAAATAGTCAGCCAACAGAAATAGATAAATTACAATTCATTAAAGAATTACAGAATAATAACATATTTAATAATCTTGAAATTACTTTAAAAGGTGGTAATAAACAATTAGTTTCACAGTATTTTGTATTTGAAGGAATTAATTCTTTTATTGATTTAATCGATAAAATGAATAAGGATTTGAAAACAAACCGTGAGAAAATACAGGATGAGTTGACTAAAGCGTTGGCCGATTTATTGGAAAATAAATCAAGTGGTATTGGATTTGTCCCAAATATCCGAAACGTGTTAGCGGTTATCTTCGCTAATGGTGAGGCTTTTTTACGTTTAATGGATGATGTTCATTATAAAGCTTGGGAACAAAGAGATAATAAAATAAGAAAAAACGTTGTATTCAACACGAACGTTTCGAGTGCTAGTGCGGATAATAAAAATTCGGGTGATGATACCAACCAACCAATATATCCTTGGCCTCAGGTAATTAAAGAAACAACAGGTGAGAACGGTCAAGAAAAATTTGAATTAAGATATCCCGGAGATAATGATATCGTAGGGCAAACAAAAGGTTATTTATACGATGTTTGGCCGGAAATAGAATTTGTTGAAGAATTTTTAAATGGATTAACTCAGAGAACACCACCAGTAGTTCCATCAACTGATACTTCAAATACTAAAACTGAACCAAAACGAGTTTCAGTTAACGCTATTGAATTCCCTATTAGTAATGAGGTTTTTTCCAATAAAGAAGAAGCCAAATTTTTCTATGAAATATATGAAAGAGCGTTATTAACTTCACATTATTCTAAATTAGATAGAAGTATTGTTTCAACAACTGACACGGATAAAGTTTCTAATGTTATTGGAGATGGTGAAAGTATTAATTTAAAAAATGGGTTATCGGATGATGACGCATCTTTAATTAAAAATCTTAAAGAGTATAATTTAAACGCAGCTAATTTTGAAAGTGTTTTAAAACATATATCTAATGATGGTGTTGGACTTAGTTGGCAAAATTATGTTAGAGGAATATTTAACACAGGTTACATTAAAAACACTGTGGATAATGCTGATTTTGAATTTATTGGTTATGATGTAATACAAGACTCTAAAACACAACCCCAAGTATCGTTGAATAAAGAGAATAATATATCATCATATATTTCAACCTCAACATCATCAAATACATACGACTTTTCCGATGTATATCCATTTACAAATAAAAAATGGGTTCAAGGTAATTTATCAAATGGTATTGGTACTGATGAAAAATTAGCGTTTAATACTACTAAAACTTTAGTTTATAATACTAATAAAAAAGTTGTATGTAATTTTACAGATACTCAATCAGATAATGAGAAAAGACCGATTACTAATTTTGTTTATAAAAACATAACACAACCATCCGTGGGTAATGATTTACGAAATTTCTATGCTACAAGAACTTATGACAATCAATTACCAACTGAGGGTGATATTAAATATTTAAACTATTCGGGTTTAGTTAGTAGTTACCAAACAACATCAATATTAAACACACCATATTTTATTAATTCTATTCAAGAAGGGGTTGAAAATTTAAAAAATAAATCACAATATCCGTTTGTTAGTTCGGCATATTTGTTTATTAATAGTTTACCACTTTCAACTTTAAGAGAAAAATATAAATCATATATTACATCAAATGGTAACACATCTGAAGAAAGTTTAGATTATATTTTTGCCTCTTTAAATAAATTTAGTGCGGTACATAAAATGCCTTATTCTTGGGTTTTAAAAATGGGTTCAATTTGGCATCGTTATAAAACTTATATAGAAAAAGGTACCGATATTTTAGATAATTGTTGGAAGAATTTTAATTATGTTAATAATTTTGACCCGGTAACTAATGATAAGACAAAAAAATACACAATAACATTACCTAATCAATCTAATACAACTACAATTGTTTTAGAAGAATTGACTACAGCTACAACTCAAAATGGTATAAGTTATACGACAACTATTAATACCGGTTTTTACCCTAAATTGATTAATGACTTTAATGTCTTTTATCAAGGGTATAATATTTTTACCGGTTATACTAATACGGATATTCAAAACGCGTTTAATGATGGGTTGGTGTTAAATTATGTTCCTGAGGCGGTGATTAATACCTTAGAAGGGACACCTAATGCTTTTAATATTAATAATAAAGTAATTCCTTGGTCAATATCAATTAATGGGGATTATGGTCAATTTGCTTATGTTATACCATCTAATGGTAGTTTATTAAATCAAACTAAAAATGAGTGTGTAAATATACTTGGTCAAGTTGTAACTGAATTTTCAGGTAATACGTCAATGTATAATGGCTCTGTTAGATTATTTTGGACTGCTCCAAATTACGGGTATTTTGATAATAGTAAAGTGGTGAAACCTCAACCGACTAAATACTTAAAAGAAATTTGGTCAGGACAAACCCCTCAAGAAAATTTTTCATTAAATGGTATTGAAAGTCAATATACTGATATTAGTGAGATGTTCTCAGTGTTTGGTTTAACGACATTAGATAAATTTGAAACAGAATTTTTAAATTTCTCAAAATCGGTTTATGATTATGTTGGTGATGATAATACTACGGATACTGAATCTCAAAAAACGTTTAAAAATTTCCAATTTTTGATGAGAAATATGATGAAGATTACTAATACTAGTGTTAGTAATACTTTATCAATTGCGGAAATCCAATCAAAACAATTAATTAATATGTCTAATCTAATTTCACAATTTTTAGATTATGATGTCTTCTTTAAAAATGGTAATCCTTCAAATTTTGATAAACGTTTGTTTTATACATTTTCATCTAATCATAAAATTGATAATCCAATAACTTGGGATTATTATAATTTTGTGACACCAAATTCGTTACCGAGTACAAATCCTAATTCACCAACATTAAATGTTTCGATAAATTCAAATAGAGATGCTTGGGTTGCGTTAGAAACTTATGTAGGTTTTTCAAATATTCCGGAATTAGTTTATAAAGATAATGGTTCATACATTACTGATTTCTTTATTGATTGTAATGTCGCATTTACGAGTGAAAATGTAAAAAATCTTTGGCCGATTATTAAAATATATGCGACACAAAAATTAAATGATAATACGTTAAATTACGATAAGTTTGTTCTTTTGATGAACAAATACTTAAATGGTTTAGATGGTTTTAATAATAAGATTATCAACAATACGATGACTAAGATTAGAAAGTTATTACCTAATGTTGTTGATACTCCACAAACAAATAAAACGTCAGTGTTGGAAAGTACTCAAACAAAATTAGAACTTTGGGAATCTTTTAAGGCAACAAATGATAAATGGATTGCAGGTAATGATTTTAAAAATAAAACATTATTTGAGGACATTTTATTATTGGATAGAGCGAGTAGAAATGTTGGTGATAAAATTTTGGTTGATGTTGTTAAACTGAAAAAAATGTTAACAAATATAAACCCAAAAACGACTATGTTAACATTTGTTACAGCGATTTTGGTTGAGAATAATTTTGTTGTTATGAATATTCCTTCATATGTTAATTTTTACAATGTACAGGATGTAGTTAAAAATCCAAAACCAAAACCGGAAGGTACCTTAGAATTTGCAAACACAATGTTCGGTACTTTTATGAATGTTGATTATCGCGAGTCCTCAGCTAAAATGGTTTGTTTCTACGCGGGAAAACCAAGTGAACAATTAGATTTAAAAAATAACATTGATTATAGATTTAGAAATGACGCATTTGATTTAAGAAGAGCGAGTGATAATCCATTATTGGAAAACCAAATTGGTAAAAATGACTGGGATAAATCAAATAAAGTGGTAGGATTTAATGTTGATTTTGGACCTCAAAACCAATCAATATTTAAAGGATTTAATGTTTCACAAAATCCCGGATTAGCAACTGCGGAATCGTTAGAGGTGTTGAATCAAATGGCTAATCAATCAGGTAATAGAGGAGGTGCTACCCAAAGTGTGTCGTTGTATAATTTGTATAAAAATAGAAGTTATGCTTGTACGGTAACGATGATGGGTAACGCCTTGATTCAACCTACGATGTACTTTAATTTAAGATATGTTCCAATGTTCAGTGGTCCGTATATGATTCAAAAAGTAATTCACACAATTACTCCGGGTAATTTTGAAACTATGTTTGAAGGAATTAGACAACCAACCGCTTCATTACCTAAGGTTGAAAATTATATCCAATCATTAAAAACAACATTATTACAATCTATCATTGAAAAAAACAAAAAAGACAAAGCGGATAAGTTAAAATCTGCGACAACATCAACAACCAAAAATAATGTTATTAGTGAAAAAAATTCTAAAGTAGATAGTAATACTAAAAAAGAAGTTACTAAACCTCAAAATACTCAGGAGTGTCGACCGGTATTATCTAAATATTCAACATTTATACCTGAAACACCGACAACAACAACGGCAACATACAAAGAAGTGGTTGAATTAATTAATAGTAAATTAACAAATAAACCTATTAAATTAGGATATGTTGTTTTTGCTAAAATGTTTTTAAATTCATCTCAAACTGAAATATTAAAAACACAATCTTTTAATTATAGTGGGACTGATATTGGTGGAGTAAAAAATGATTGGGGACCTTCTATTAATGAATTTTTCACTAAAAAACAATACTATTGTGGTGGGGATAAAGAGATTAAACCCTATATTATTTTTGATAGTTTAGACCAAAATATTAATTTTTTAATTAGTAGATACGAGAACAGAATTGCACAAGTTAAAAATAATACAACAAGTGAAATTACTAAATTTATTATTCTTTATTCTGACGCATTGATTGCTGATGATAATGTTTATAGTACAATGAATTCTACTGAGTTATCTAATATGGAATTTAATGTAAGTCAATCTATTAAGGTTTATAACCAAGTGTTGGGTGATTATAATAAAGTTATTTAAAATAACATTTACAAATAAACAGATATTTATATATAAAAAAGACTATGGATACAAAATCAATATTAGAAAATTACTTAGGTAAAAAATCCCGTACTACTGAGAAAGATATGGGTAATGGTTCAAAACAAGTGTGTGATTTAGACACTGGTGATTGTTATACTATTAGAATGAAAGATGGTCTAATTGAAAGAGTTGATAATACTATGAATCAAAATAAAAAAATACAAGTTGAAACTACAACCGGTATTAAACAATTATTAAACGGATAAGATGAAAAAAATAGATAGTAGAATTTTAGAAGAAATTGCTAGATATAACTCTATTAATAACTATATTGTAGAACAAGATGCTACATTACCACCGGCACCGGGAGAAGACCCTAATGCGGTAGCCCCTGCACCGGCGCCTGTTGACCCAAATGTTGCCCCACCAGCTCCGACTGAACCAACAACACCACAACCTGTTGATGTTGAAACAGACCCTGATGTGGAAAAATTAGGTCAAGATGAAACCAAATCAGATGGTAAAACAGAAGAATTAGATATTACTGATTTAGTTAAATCTCAAAAAAACGTAGAACAAAAACAATCTGAATATTTTGATAATCTATTTCAACATTTAGATAATTTAGAATCTAAATTAAGTGAAATGGATGGTATTATGACTAAATTAAACAATTTAGAAATGAAGATTGAAAAATACCGAGAAAAAACTCCTCAAGAAAAATTAGAATTAAGAAGTTTAGATTCAGGACCTTTCAATCAAAAACTGACAGATTTTTTCCAAGACAAAGAAGAAGATATGGAAAAATCCGGAAAAAATGAATATATTTTAACTCAAGACGAAGTTGAAGATTATTCACCTTCGGAAATTAAAAAAACTTTTAGAAATTTTGAAGACGAAGCAACTGCTTTCCAACAAATTAAATAAATAAGACGGACGAAAGTCCGTTTTATTTTCTAAAAAAATTTGACTATTACACGGCTGACAACTATACTTTTATAAACTTTAAATATTTTACACATTATGGCGACAAATTCTTTAGACGCAGTTTTGGCTCAATATGAGCAATCAAAACAAGGTAGTTCTTCTTCTACCTCAAAATTCACACAAGAAGAGAGAATGAAAAAATACTTCGCGGCAATCCTTAACGATAAGGAAACCCAAGGACAAAGAAGATTAAGAATCTTACCTACAAAAGATGGTTCTTCACCATTTAAAGAGGTTTACTTCCACGAGATTCAAGTAGACGGAAAATTCCAAAAATTTTATGACCCGGGAAAAAACGACAACGAACGTTCACCTTTGAACGAGGTTTACGAAGAGTTACGTTCAACAGGTAAAGAAGAAGACAAAAAATTAGCAACAAGTTACTTGTCTCGTAAATTTTACATTGTAAAAGTTATTGATAGAGATAACGAGGCTGATGGTGTTAAGTTTTGGAGATTCAAAGCTAACTACAAAAACGAGGGTATTTACGACAAAATTATCCCAATATACAGAAACAAAGGTGATATTGCTGACCCTGAAACAGGTAGAGACCTTATTCTTGAATTAACTAAGGCAAAAACTCCAAAAGGTGCTTACTACACCGTAATTCAAACCGTTATGTATGATGATGCAGCTCCTGTTCACGAGGATAAAGAATTGGCTCAATCTTGGATTGATGATGAGTTGACTTGGGAAGATGTTTATTCTAAAAAACCGGTTGAATATTTAGAGGCAATTGCAAGAGGTGAAACTCCGAAATGGAACTCTGAAAAAGGTGGTTATGATTATGGTAATTCAGATGAGGATGAAACTTCATTCGGTGGTGCAAAATCTTCAGGTTATGAAGACCCACAAGCTGATGCCGAAGGGGATGATGATATGCCATTTTAGACAAAATGACTTGGACACTTATCTTGGACACTAGGACATTCTTAGTGTCCAAGATATATACAAAACTAACTAAAAACAATATTAACTTGGACATATGGCAATAAGAAAAAAAACATTTTCGTTAGAGGATATTAAGGGTAAATTCTCTACAAAAACGAAATACAAACCTGAAAGTTTCTATAACTGCGGAGATGCTTTTATGGAAGCGTGTGGATTACCCGGACCTGTAATGGGGGGGATAAATATGTTCTTAGGACACAGCAACACATCTAAGACAACCGCTTTAATACTTGCCGCTGTCGATGCTCAAAAAAGAGGACATCTACCCGTTTTCATTATAACCGAAAAAAAATGGTCTTGGGACCATTGTGTTGAATTAGGGTTTCAAGCGGAAAAAAATGAAAATGGGGAATGGGATGGTCATTTTATATATAATGACTCGTTTGATTATATTGAACAAATGACTGATTATATAAATGATATATTAGATGCTCAAGAAAAAGGAGAGTTACCTTATGATTTGGCCTTTTTTATTGATTCAATTGGTTCAATCCCCTGTAAAATGACTTTTGATGGAGCCGGAGGGTCCCAACACGACGCCAGAGTTTTAGCGGATAAAATAGGTAGAGGTATCCATTCAAGAATTTCTAAATCAAAAAAAGAAGATTATCCGCATATAAATACAATGTCGGTAATTGTACAACCTTGGGTCCAACTTCCGGATACACCTTTTGGCCAAGCAACAATACAACCAAAAGGAGGTCAAGCGTTATATTTAGCCGCGTCTTTGGTTTTCTTATTTGGTAATCAGAAAAGTTCAGGTGTTAATCATATTACAGCAACAAAAAATGGGAGAACAATATCGTATGCTGTAAGAACTAAGATTTCAATTTTAAAAAATCACGTGAATGGGATTGCTTACAAGGATGGTAAAATTATTGCTGTCCCACAAGGTTATATATCAGATACAAAAGAGGCTTTGGATAAATATAAAAAAGAATATTCTAGTTATTGGAACGCTATTCTTAGTGGAACTGGTGAAATTACGTTGGATGAATCAGAAGAAGATGATTTTAATTAAAAAAAGTTGTAATAATTCCACTTTTTTATAATTTGTAGATATTTATTAGTATGGGAAGAAAAAAAAAAGAAGAGATTGAAAAAAAAGTGAAAATTGGTGTTTAAGTTGTACCAGA